GAGGCATAGTGGCCACGGACGACTACGGCCAGAGCATCATCATTCCCGCGCTGACCGACGCGCCGAACGCAGGCACCGTCGGCAGCGGCATGAACGACATCATCGGCCGCACGATCATGCGGTTCACGTCCGCCTCGTCCCGCAACGCGACGATCACCAGCCCGGTGGCGGGCATGCAGGCGTGGCTCGACACCGAGAAGCTGTGGACCGGCTACGACGGCACCCAGTGGACCGTCATGGCGGCCGGCGCCTCAGCGTGGACCACAATCCCGCTGGCCACCGGCTATTCGCACAACGGCAACGCCAACGGGACCTGCCAGTACCGGCTGGTCAACTTCTTCGGCGAGCTATCGGTGCAGCTGCGAGGCGGGCTGGGCCTGACCTATCCGGGCGGCAGCATCGCCAACGGATCGGTGCTCACGTCATCCGCGCTGCCGACGGCGGCCCGCCCGTCCACGCTGCGCACCACTCCGGCCGCCTGCTCTGCTGTCTCGTCGACGGTCGTCTCCCTGAAGATCGACGCTCAGACCGGAGGGCACATGCTCGTCGTCGGTACCAGCAGTACGACGGACCAGCCCCCATGGGTGTCCCTGAACGGGATCATGTACAGCCTCTGATCGAACCCTGACCACCGGCCCCGTCAGGGGCGTTTCGCATTTCTGGAGGTCTGATGGCCGCACCCCTGTCCGCCGACCGGCTACTCCGCGCGCTGCGCGACGAGGGCCTGCGGGTCATCGAGCACCGCTCGTGGCGGACGAACAACCGCAACCACAAGGGCCCGTTCGGGCCGGTGCACGGGGTGATGATCCACCACACCGTGACCAGCGGCACCATGTCCAGCGTCGAGCTCTGCTACAACGGGCACTCCAAGCTGCCCGGACCGCTCTGTCACGGCGTCATCGCCAAGGACGGCACCGTCTACCTGGTCGGCAACGGCAGGGCGAACCACGCCGGCCTCGGCGACGACGACGTGCTGCGCGCCGTCATCGACGAGCGCGAGCTCCCGCCGGACAACGAGGCCAACACCGACGGCAACCGCCACTTCTACGGCTTCGAGTGCATCAACCTCGGTGACGGGAAGGACCCCTGGCCCGCCGCGCAGTTGGAGGCCATCGAGAAGGCCGCCGCCGCGATCTGCCGAGCGCACGGCTGGGGCCGGCGCAGCGCCCTCCGCCACCTCGACTGGCAGCCGGGGAAGGTCGACCCGCGCGGTGTCGACTGGCCCGCGATGCAGGCCCGCATCGGGGCCCGTCTCGGGCGCCCCGCTGGATCCACCGGCACCGCCCCGCCACCGCCCCCGCAGGAGGAGAGCGACATGAAGATGAGCGACATCGTCACGATCAGCGGCTGGATCCAGAAGCGCTGGTCCGACCTCGCCGACGGGAAGATCAGCGTCAACACGGCGCTCGCCAGCGGCTACGCCCACTCCCGCGCGGCCAACGAGAACACGTCCGCGATCCTCACCCAGCTCAAGGCCCAGACCGCGGCCATCGAGAAGCTCGCCCAGCTCGTCGGCTCCGACGTCGACACCGCGCAGGTCGTGGCCGCCGTCGAGCGAGCCATCGCCGACGCCGTCATCCAGGTCGACGTCGACATCACCGGCGCACAGAACGCGTGACACCAGAGAATCGAGAGAGCCATGACTTCCAACCTTCCTTCCTCCGGCGACGTACAGACCGTCGTCAAGACCGGCACCACCTACGCGAAGGACCTCGTCGAGCGCATCGTGTGGACCTTCCTCGTCGCCGCTGGCGGCGTTGCCCTCGCCGCCGGTCCGGGCGACATGTTCAACCTGACGTTCTGGGAGACCGTCGGCACGGCAGGCATTGCCGCCGTCGGCTCTCTCCTGAAGGGCCTGATAGCACGGTTCGTCGGGGCCAGGAACAGCGCTTCCACCGCATCTGGGGTATGAGTGCGGCGCCGTGTGCTGCGGCGGATCCGTAAGCATCTGGGACGCCGCGGCCAGTTCCTCCTGATCCTCGGCACCGGGAAAACCTGCTGGGGGCTGTCGTTCCTCATCAATCCGCCCAGCACTGAAGGCCTGCAACTGCTCACCAGCATCTGCAGAATCGAGCACTGGGCATGGCTGTGGATCGTCTGCGGCATCGCCACCTTCTCGTGCGCGTTCCTGCGAGTCGGCCGCGACCGCTGGGGCTTCTACGCAGCGCTCGTTCCCCCCACTGTGTGGGCAGTCGCCTACTTCGCGGCCGTCGTCGTCGGTGACTACTCCCGCGGCCTGTTCGTCGCGATCTGGTATCTGACCTCCCATGTGGCGGTCATCATGTGGGCCGCGACGGTGCCCGAGTATTCGGTCCCCCCTACGCCGCGCCGTGCCCGGAAAAGTGAGGGCGCATGAATGTGGGCGAGTGGGCGGCGGTCATGGGAGCCGCGGGCAGTGTCCTGGGCGGAGGGGGATGGTTCGTGGCCCGCGCTACGCGGGATGCGGCCCGGGCCACGGCGGCAGCGACTACGGCGGCGGCCCGGGCGAACGCCGCGCCGGCTCAGCAGGCCGCCGACCTGGCTGTGCTGCAGGCGACGGTGAAGCGGGTCGACGAGGAGAACGGCGCACTGCGCACCAGGCAGGCCCGCTTCGAGTCGCTGCTGCGAGCCTTCTCGTGGACGGTCGACCGGTGGGCCCACCAGATGCACCGTGCAGGGATCGAGCCGGAGCCCGTGCATCCTCTGGTGGACGAGTACAACCGAACTGGAGTGTGAGCCGTGCCAGACCCCGAGCAGCCGGCGCCGCGTCGGGTGGAGCGGCGGATCGACGAGTCCGCGGCGGACATGGGGACACTCGCCGACATGGGTCATGGCAAGCGGCCACCCGTGCCCGTAGCGAAACCCCTTCCGGGCCCGTCACCGGCAGAGCAGGCCAACGAGGCAGCCATCCAGGCAGCGCTGACGGAAGCTGGGGTGACGAAGTCGGGCCGCGACGAGCAAGTCATCGACGTCCTCGCCAAGCTGGACCCCGCCGACGTCGAGGCTGTCACCCGCTGGCTCCAGACGAAGAAGGACCCGGCCCAGTAGATACGCCCCCACCGCTCCGGCGGTGGGGGCGTCCTGCTGTGCTCAGACGATCTGACGGGCCCGCTCCTCGGCCCGGGTGATGAGCTCCAGCTCTCCGTCCCGGAGGTCGGCGAGAGTCCGGGTCGACAGTCCGGCGAGGAAGACGCTGGCCTGGCCAGAGGTGCTACGGATGCCGAGCGCCTGGAACAGCATCTCCTGGTCGGCCTTGCTCGTGTCCCGGCGGATCAGCGTGTAGATGGCGTCGTTGAAAAGGGCGCGGTCCTGCTGTTCCTGCAGCCACTTGTCGAGGGTGGGTCGGCTGATGCCGAGGGCGTCCGCGATGGCGTTCTTCGTGGCGCCGTTGGTCCGGGCCTGCTCGATGAGGGCGTCGCGGGAACCGAGGGCGACACGCTCCTGCCGGGCCAGGGTGGCGGTGTGGGCGCGGAGGGCAGCTACAGCGTCGTCGGCTGCGATGTCGGCGCGCTGCTGGGCGGCGATGTCCAGCTCCCATCCGATCCAGGTGAGCAGGTCGGCGCGGGTCTTCGTGCGGTCGGTCTCGACAGCCACCAGGGTGGTGAAGTCGAGCTCCTCGAGGTAGCGGTCGGCGATGAGGCCGTGAGGGAGGGTTCCGTCGAGCAGCTTGTCGAGTTCGTCGGTGCTGACGAAGTCCTGGAGGCCGGGGCCCTCGAAGTTCAGCAGATCGATGATGTCGGCATAGGTCTTCACGGTTCCCCCTGGGGCGTCGACGTGCTTACGTAAAGCTACTTTACATCGCAGGATGGGGGGCGTCAAGTCACTTTACGTCGGGAGGGTCGAGGGCTACCCAACCCTCGATAACATGCCATATCGCGGGCCCTGCTCCTTTGGAGTGGGCCCGTCGTCGCGTCCAGGCTCAGTGCGACATGCAGAAACAGAAGCAGCCCTCGCGGAAGTAGCAGCTTGGGCGTCCGTAGCAGCGGCGGCACCGGTTCGTCTGTGAGCAGTTCACCGGCTCGGTGTGCTCCTTGACTGCCTCCTCGTCCGCCTCGTCGTACTCCTGACCGCAGCGCGGCGTCGTGCATGTAGTCATGGCGGGAGTGTGTCGGAAGTGCTGGCGATCACTCAACTTTATGGTTGATAATGACAGTTATCCAATACAAGGAGGGTTCAGTGAGATCCGTCAACGAGGTCGACTTCATCGCCGACTGCGCACACGCCGGGCAGGTCGACAAGATCGGGACTCCCTACATCGAGCACGTCCGAGCCGTAGCCGCTGGGCTCGCGCCGTTCGGCGACGAACTCGTTATGGCCGGGCTGCTGCACGACATCATCGAAGACACCGACTGGACGGCGGAGCGGCTGCGCGAGGAGGGCATCCCGGAGCGTGTCGTCGCCATCGTCGAGGCGGTGACCAACCAGAAGGGCGTCCCCTACGAGGAGAAGATCCGTCGCATCATGACGAACAGCGACGCCACCCTCGTGAAGATCTCGGACAACGCCCACAACAGTCACCCGGACCGAGCGGCCCAACTTCCCGAGGAGAAGCGCGCCCGCCTTGCAACGAAGTACCGGGCCGCACGAGACGTCCTCTGGGCCGCCGCCGCCGACCGCGACATCGCGGCCATCGTCACGATCGTCAATCCGTCGCTCCTCGCGGAGCTTCGGGAGCGGGCGGCAGCGTGACCGCTCTCGTCCCGCGTCCGTCGGCGGAGCTGTCGACCGACCGGCGCGATCCCCGCGACGACTGGCCCGACGAAGCCCGCGCCCTCGCCGACCACCTCGCAGGTATCTACGGCGACCGCGATCCGCTGCCCACCCTCGCCGGAGGATGGGCCGCCCGCCAGAAGTCCCGCCACACGAGGCGGGCCTACGTGCGCGCCTTCAAGGCGTGGGAAGAGTACGCCCGCTCCACCGGCATCCACCCGCTCCAGGCGAAGCTTCCGCTCGCCGACGCCTACGCCAAGCACCTCGCCAAGACGCCGACGAGGAACGGCAAGCCGCCAGCCGAGACCACGCAGGCGCAGGCCCTCGCCGCCGCCGGGAGTTTCTACACCTACGCCGCCCGGCTCCAAGCCGTCGACACCGACCCGTTCGCCGCCGTCAACCGGCCCTACGTCGACCCCGACTACAGCCCCACCGAAGGCATGACCGAGGAGGAAACGACCCGGCTCATCCAGACCGCACGCGACTGGGCACCCCGCTCCTACGCCCTCGTCACGCTCCTCTACCTCACCGGCGCCCGCGTCGACGAACTCCTCTCCCTCAACGCCGCCCAGCTCGGCTACGACCGAGGGCACCGCACCCTGCCCCTCACACAGAAAGGCGGCAAGAAGCGGCCCGCGCCCGTGCCGCCGCTCGCCCTCGACGCGCTCCTCGCCTACCTCGGCGACCGCACCGACGGCCCCCTCTTCGTGACGGACTCCGGTCGGCGCTGGACCCAGCCCGAAGTCTGGAAGCACCTTCGAGTCCTCGCCCGCCAAGCCGGCCTTCCGCAAGCCGCCAGCATCAAGCCCCACACTCTGCGGCACCAGTTCATCACCGACAACCTCGCCAACGGCATCCCGCTCCAAGACGTACAGGACGCCGTCTCCCACTCCGACCCGCGCACCACCCAGCGCTACAACCGGCGCCGCCGCCAACTCGACAACCACCCCGCCTACGCCCTCGCGTCCAAGCTCGCCGAGCGGCTCCAGCCCGAAGGAGGACGCGAGTGATCCAGGGGGGACGCAGAAGGGCGCACCTTCTTACAGGCCGTGGAGGCGGCAGCGCCGGAGCGCAGAAGATGACCAGGGAAGAGCGAGCAGCAAAGGAGCGCCTCGCCAACCACCTCAACGCCCTGAAGGCTGCGCTGGACCAGGACGACTTGAAGGCAGCGCGAGCAGCGCGATCGGCAGCGTGGAACGAGGTCGACAAGCTAGACCCCTACCTGACGCGGCAGGAACGGGATGAGCTCTGGAAGTGCAAGCTTCGGATGCGCGGCAGCAAGTAGGGGAACGTTATGCGCTGGTCGCCGAGTTGCGTCGTCTGTTCTTGGTGAGAGCCGTACCGCTGAGGAGGATCTGATGGAGTGCACGTTCTGTGGGATGCCGCTGCACGGTGACGAGCCGGGCATCGTCTGGAGTCACGGACAGAACCGGGAGCCGTTCTGTAATGTCCAGTGCGAGATGGCTGAGGCTGTCGACAGGTCGATCGCACACGCCGCCCAATCCGCCGGCCGACGCCGGGACCATTCGCTGTGCGGCGTCGCGCCGTGCAGCCACTGCCGCTGACTCCCGCCCCGCTGTCGGCGCCTCCTGCCACACTGGGAGGCGCGGGTAGCTCAACGGGTATAGAGCGGCCGGGGTCATGCCCGGCACGGACGCCGGTTCGACTCCGGCCTCGGCCTTACGCCCCGCCTCTGCCCCCGTGGAGGCGGGGCGTTCGCGCGTTTCCGGCCAGCCCCTTCCCAGCCAGCCGCCTCGGGTGCATGCTGTGCGGACCTCGTCCCGGTTCGCTGCGAGCCTGGGCGAGGCCGCGCCCCTCCCGGCTCCCCACGGGAGGGCAGGCGCACGCCCACGTGCACGCCCTGCACACGCTCTTGACGGCCGCCTACTCGAGCACGCCGAGCGCTGTGTCGGGCCGGCAGTGCCCGCACGGTTCGACGCCGTCGACGAGTGCCCGCATCGCCTGATCGCGGGCCACGGGCCTCTGTCGCTTCCCGGCCATGTGGCAGCCGCCGACGTGCACGTACAGCGGCGCGTGCCCGGCGCCGATACCGGTCTCGATGGTCCAGTCGGGCACGGGCGGCCGATGCGCTTCGCCCCGCTGGCGTTCTCGCTCCTGCCGCTCGACCTGCGTAATACGGGCCCGCACCTGCTCGAGGCTCAGGGCGAGCCACGTCTCCAGGGTGCGGAGACGGGGCAGGTCGGGCGGCAGATCGGACACATGTTCGAGTCTACGATTGTCGGTCCGGCCTGCCATGCTGGGGGCACCAACAGGGGAGGGGCCATGGTCCGCTGGATTCAGCACCACTTCGAGGAGATCGCCGTCTGCTTCGCTGTGGTGGCCGCCCTCGCGCTGGCCGCCGCCGCGCCATTCGTATGGGGCCGCTGACCCCCATCGTTGTCGGTGGCGCCTGAGACACTGGGCGTATAGATCCCGACGAGCAAGTCGGGGATTGCTTCTGGCCCGCCGCGGCGTGATGCACCGCGGCGGGCTCGCTACTGTCAGCCCTTCGCGGCCTGCTTGACCGCCTGCTCCACCTGGACCCGGTTCTGCCCGGTCGCCTCAGCGGGTGCGGTCACCGGCGCCAGCATCCGGCTCGTCGCGGAAGAAGTCGGCGACGTCCACCTCGAGCGCCGCGGCGATCCGGCACAGGGAGCTCACCTTCGGATCGCTGCGCCCGCTCTCGATGCGCTGGATCGTGTCGACCGAGATGGCGGTGAGGTCCCGTAAGCCCTCCTGGGTGAGGTTCTGGTACAGCCGGCGGGCTCGGATGCGGCGGCCGATGCCGGCGCAGGTGGCCGCCCAGGGCGGGGGGTCGACAGGCACTCGACAAACGCTCTGCCTGCGATGATCATAAGACCAGAGCAGTTCTGCGGTTTTCTGTGATCTTGGTTCGCCTTTGCCGCAGCGGGTACTCGACGGGGCGACAACCTCACATCAGCCTCCTGGCATATGCCAGCCGAGGCGGGTTACCGTTGTGCCGAATCGAACGTGTGTTCACTCTTTCAGGGGAATGACGCTTGCCCTGTACAACCGATAGACAAGGTGAAGGGTCGATTCCACTAAGCGTGTCGGCGTCGTCTGGGACGGCCCCCTCGCGGTGGCCGACACTGAGCGCGCCCCACCTGCTTCGGCGGGTGGGGCGCGTGCCTCGTTCCCGGCGCTGACCTGCACAAAGGCCGGGCTCCGTTAGGGGATATTTAGGGGACGCCCCCCCCGTACCCCCGACGGATCGGCGAAGTATTGCCAGCGTAGTCCCGACGGGCGGGCAAGGCGGAAGCCCAGGCCAAGAACTCTCTGACCTGGGCTTCTGCGACCAGCGCGGCTGGTCAGCGCGGTGGGCGCGGACGGTTTCGAACCGCCGACATCTGCTTTGTAAGAGCCAGGGTAACAACGGGAAGCCATGCGCCCTGCGACTCTCTGACCTGCGGCTAAGCCGCCACCCCTTGATCCCCAATGATCGTTTGGGGGATATTTGTGGGACGGGCCCCCTGGGAAGCCCTCCGGAGGTCAACCCTCCCCCACAACGTCCTCCATCCCAGGTTACCCATCGCCCGCTCGTAAATCTCCTGCAAGCCGTCGAGCCTTTCCTGCCGCATCTTCGGCGTCGGGTGCTGGTACACGGCCTTGATCCCCGGCCGCTTGTGACCAGCCTGCTCGAACATCAACGCCGGCCGGACACCGATCTGATCCTGGTACGTGTCGTGCGTGTGCCGCAGATCCCGCATCGTCAGCCCCGGCATGACCGGCTCCCACGCAGGCCGCGGCGCATGCCCCTTCACCGCCGGCAGTTCGTCCCGGCCGTCAGCAGCAGGACGCAGTTGCGCACGAGTGAAGTTCGACCTGCGCCACCACTTCCCCGACGGGGTACAGAACACGAACTCGTGCGGCCAGTCGACCAGGTGGTGCCGCAGCAGCTCGGCAAGGAACGGCGGCACGTCGATGTCGCGGGCCCGCTTCTCGTTCTTCGGCGGCTCCAGCTTCAGCACCAGGCCCGTCTTCTTGCCGTCCTCGTCGCGGCCCTCGTACTCGGCCAGCTCTCCCACCTCGGCATCGACACGAATGATGGGGCACTCGAACCACCCTCCGTCGTGCGGCTGCCGCCTTGTCAGCAGCGTGTTCCTGCGGTGCAAAGCCGCACTCTCGCCCCAGCCGAGACCGGTGAACGCCGTCGCCAGGACATGCAGCCCGACTGCGGGACCGAGTCGCTCAGCCACCTGCAGCACAACCTCCGGCGTGGCCCACTTCTCCTCGTCGCTCTTGCGCCTCGTCTTCGGCGCCGCGGCGGTGGCCCGGGTACGGCGCCGGGCGTACAGCGGGTTCACCGCAATGTGCTTGGCATCGACGGCACCGGTGAGGATCGACGACATGAGGCTGACGCAATGGCCGGCCGTCACCTCGTCACAGGAGAGCGACTGCTGCCACGAGTCGACGTCGAACCAGTTGAACGCGATGAGAGGCGTGTGCTCCCACTTGGGGAAGATGTGCTGCTCCAGCAGGTTCCACCGCTTCGCCACCGTGCCGCCGCGTTTGGGCTTCGCCTTCATCCACTTGCGGGCGAACTCACCGAACGTCATGCGCTGGAGAACGGGATCGATCCACCGGCCGGCACGGATCGCCGACTCCTGCTCCTCCCCCCACTCCTCCGCCTTCTTCTTCGTGGGGAATCCTGGCTCGCTGCCCCACGTGCCGTCAGGCCGCTTGTACCGGGCCCGCCACGTGAACTTCGTCGTTTTCTTACCCTTGACGACCTTGAACACTTTCTCGGCATGCGCCACAAGACACCTCGCTCGATTGAATGGGGAGCCGCGCCTCACCCCGCCAGCGGCGGGGCGGTGGGGTGCGCGGACTCCACACTCATCGTCCCGCGTCACCCCACCACGGGGCGAAGATGGGGGCGTTGCACTTCGACGGCTGGCAGCCGGCGCCAGAACTGGACGATGTAGTTGAGCGCGCCCTCAAGGACCTGAACCCCAAGCTCCGTGATCAACGACTCGTCGATGTAGACGGTGAATCTCCGCGGCTGATCATCAATCCAGAGCAGGGCGCCGTGAGGCATTCCGGTTACGCGTAGAACCCTTATCCGCATAGGTCCCCCAAGACCTCACCGATGTGGCGGCCCCCTCACGGTGTCGGCATATCACAACACACTCCGTGTCCGAATGTGAGGGGGTCGTGGCGGAAAAAGGGCGGAAATCAGGCTCCGTTGGCCACTTCTGTACCTTCATCCAACTCTTCGTCAGCAAGGTTCTGGAGGTGCCTCTGGGCCTTCCGCCACGCCAGGAGGGCGTCGCGGATCTCCTCCGGGCTGGCGTCCGGTTCCCCGCGGACGACGATCGTCATGTGTGCGTCGGATCGAGTCGAAGGCAGCGGGATGACGGTCGCGTCGATGAGCGGACCGCCTCCCCTCAGCTGGTCGAGGATGGCGAGGGGTAGGCCGCTCATCTCGTCGGGTGCGCTTCTCGCTTGAGGCTGTGGATCCGCGGGCGCCTGGACCGTGGGCTCCCCGCCGGCCAGAACAGTTTCGATTGAGCCGTCAACCCAGCCGACGAGACGCGCATAGCCGCGCATTGTGCCGCTGATTCGAGTGAACGGCTTGCCCTTGGTGTGGCCGCGCTCGATCGCCTGGATGGGTGTCCGGCTGACGCCGAGCCGGTCGGCAACCTGCACTTGGGTGAGTCGAGCAGCCTCGCGTGCCTCCGCGAGTGCCTTCCCTAGCCGCTTCCAGTCGCGCTCCATGGCCTCATGATGCACCACTCCCATGCAACCACCTAGCGCAGTTCCAGCCTTTTGACCTGCCCAAAAGCCAGAAAACAGAGCTTAAGTGTTGCATGACCACGCATGTTAGGTGTGGCTTACCTCACCTGCACATCATGACCGAGTGGCTAGAAAACAGAGCTACGAACGTAGCCCTAGGGCTTGCCTGACGTAGCCCCAGGGGCTAGCTTTTGAGGCGTGAGACCGCACTCCAGCGCTATTCGCTTCAGGAGGGAGGCTCTGAAAATGAGCCTTGCCCAGCTCTCGGCCCGCACCGGCATAGACAAGGGCCACCTGTCCAAGGCCGAGCGAGGACTAGCCGGCCTGAGTGACAAGAACATCCATCGAGTCGCGACGGCGCTGGACGCCACCACCGACGACATCACACACAAGGAGCAGACGTGACCGCCCCCAGGGCCACGACCAAGCCGGCCGACTCCAAGGTCCGCGAGAACATCCCCGCCCCCAGTACCGCGGAGGGCGAGCTCTTCCACTACAACCCCGACGAGGCAGCCCAGTGGCTGCCGTTCTCGGCCAGGAAGCTGCGCGAGATGGCCTACCTCCGCGAGATCCCCCACGGGAACAACGGCAACCGCATCTGGTTCGCCGGGCTCCACATCCGCGCCATCACGGAGCAGTTCACCGTCGAGGTCCTGCCGCCCGCGAAGCGCGTCAACGCCGCCTAGAGCGGCAAGCGGCCGACGCCGCACTGCGAATGCGGACGCCGGCCTAGATCCACCACCCAGAACCCTGAAGAACAGGAGTGGACCATGTCCACATCATCCCAGAACCCTGGCGTCCCGAAGCTCGCGAATCCGCGCGAGTTCGTGGAGGCCATCAATGAGCTGAAGACCCTGACCCGCGAGGGTGGCGTTAGCCGGATGTTCGACCTCCTCACCGCCGTCGTCGCCTACTCGGACAACGCGGCGTACACGAAGGCGATCGAGGCCGTGCGCAGCGAGTACCTGAACGACGACACCAAGACGCCTGAGGACGAGGCGTACAACCAGGGCGTCTCGGACGCGATCGCCGCGATCGGCGCGCTGCTTGAAGGCGGTGCGAAGTGATCGCCTTCCCGAACCTCCTGGCCGACACGCCTGACGCGGTCGCGGTCCTGATCGGTTCGCAGCTCCCGGAGTACGTGCTGCGTGCCGAGGTTGAGGCGGAGAACCAGGCGTACAACGTCCGTCTGTGTCGTGGCCCGCAGTACCGCGAGGCCCGCGAGTACGCGCTCGCCGACATGGCCCGCGCGAACAAGATCCTCGCCGCCTACGACCCGCGCCTCACGGTCCGCGCCGGAGGTGCCCGATGAACACTCCACGGGAACTGACTCGCCGCGAGCAGCTGATCGCGATCCTGCGCCATGGCGGAGCGATGACCGACGAGATCGCCGACCTCGTCACGGACAAGTTCGCCGCTGAGGTCCGCACCGAGCAGGCCGCCGAGATCGACCGCCTCCGCGCCGAGCTGGCGGAGCGGAAGGTGGAGATCGAGAAGCTGCAGGGTCTGCACACCTGTCCGGCTCTCGCCACGAACCTCGACCGCTGCTGCAAGTCGCCGGGCCACACAGGCGACCACAGTTCCTTCGCTGGGCGCCACATCTGGTCGCCCGCCCACGCCGCCGAGGCTGCCCGCCTGCACCACTGCACGGCCGAGTACGGCGGGCCGGGCTACTCGCACTGCGAGCTGGCGGCTGGGCACGACGGCCAGCACGAGGCGGCCATGGGCAACATGCGCCGCGCCACGTGGGGAGGCGAGCTGTGATGGCTGCCCCGATCGAGCGCCTGGACATCCCGCCGGAGCAGGTGGCGCAGGAGGCGATCCTCCGCGAGCAGGTGGCCCGGCACACGGCCGACCGCGACTGGGACGAGGACGAACTCGTCGCCGCGTATGAGGCGATCCGCCTCGTCACCCACCCCGACACCCCCGTGGCCACGGACGCCGACTATCCGGCATGGGCCGCCGCTCTCGCCGACCACAACGCGAAGAACACCGGAGGCCAGGCATGAACGCCCGCGAGCGGCTTGCCGACATGGTCCGCACCGACCGAGGCGACATGAACGTCTACTCGGAGATTGAGGTCCGCGCCGCCCTCGACACCTACCGCGCCGAGGTGCTGCGCGAGGCCGCCGACGCCCTTGAAGCGCGGGTCGCTGATGTCGACGTCGACGTTCAGACGACGTGGGCGGGCATGGACGCCGCGTACCTCCGCCGCATGGCCGGCGAGGCCACGTCATGACCCGCGTGGAAACGGTGGTGTCGGAGCTGCTGACCGTCCTGCCGGTGATACCCGCCGAGGTTGGTGGACCGCTGCTCGCCGGACTGGACCTCGCCCCGCGTCGCACGATCCCCGCCTGGGCGTCGGACCCGGCGTTCATCGCCTCCGTCCTCGCCGGCCTCGTCGACATCCCCGACGACCTGCGAGGCCAGCCGTGACCCGCCTCCTCAACCCGCTCGGCGTACTCGCCGCCACCGCCGTACTCCTCGCCCTGCACCTGTGGGGCCGCCACGAACTGCACATCCTCAAGGGGGACTCCCGATGAATGACCGCATCACCGAGATCCAGGCCGCCCTCGACACCGTGCCCGCCCCGCCCTGGTGCTGGATCGGAACCCGCACCTCCGGCGGCCCCGAGCTCGTCACCGACCACTCCGGCCGCCAGTACCTCCTCCGCGCCACGAAGCCGACTGACGCCCGCGGTGACGAGATCCTCGACCCCGTCACCGACTACCCCGTCTACGGCGACCTGCAGTTCCGCGACCAGCATCCCGGCGAGCGGTACTCCACCATGCGCCGCGGCGACGAGCTGGCGGTCGGCCGCGCCCACTACGACGAGAACACCATCGTCGACGTCAACAACCCGGTGGCCCGCTTCATGCGCGACGCCCCCCAGTACGTCGCCGACCTCCTTGCCGAGGTGGCCCGTCTCCGGGGTGAGGTCGCCAGCCTGGCCGCCGAGAACCAGGTCCTCGAGCGGGCCCTCGGCCTCAACGAGGGGGCGGCGGCATGAGCGCCATCGACACCTCCGGATCGGTCGCCCCCCGGATCGACTCCATCACAGACCTCGCCGAAGCCAAAGCTCTCGCCCAGTCCATGTGGGATGCCCTCTGTGCCAGCCGCGAGATGACCCAGCACATGCACCGCTTCTTCGGCGGCTGGGCCGAGTGCAAGCCCTGCGAGAAGGCCAACGACGAGTGCGACGGCTCCTACGCCTGCGACGAGTACAAGGCCTGGCAGCAGACGGTCAACGCCGCCTGGGGGAAGTCATGAGCCTCCTCGACACGGCCCGTGCCGTGGTCTCCCACCGGGGCGAGTCGGCGCTCGACCTGAAGCGCCACATCGGCGAACAGGACGCCGAGCTCCGCTGGCTCCGCGACCGTGCCGACACGGCCACCCGGCTCGAAGCCCGCAACGACGAGCAGGCACAGACCATCAACAGCCTCCGCGCCCAGCTCGAACGAGCGCTCGCCATCAAGGACGACACGAACGCCCGCGCCGTCCGCTGCTCGGAAGCCGAAGCCCGTGCCGTCCGATCCGAACGGCAGATGCGGCAGCTGGACGCCGAGCTGATGGAACTCCGCGCGTTCAAGGCCAACGCGTGCGCCGTCGACCAGCCCGCCGGACAGCGGGACATCGACCCCGACGACCAGCCCACCCAGCCCATAGCGGTACTCACCCTGCCGCAGGCATTCGGGCAAGGGGTGGCCTGATGGCCGTCCGTCTGCACCTCGTGTTCGTCGCCTCGTGCGACGTGTGCGGCACGGAGGCCGACCCCGGCTCCGGTCAGGGCGACACCCCGCGCGAGGCCGTCGAGGACCTCACCGTCCACGACGGCACGTGGACCGAGACCGTCGACGGCTGGCTCGTGTGCGACCGGTCCAACCCGGCCCACGACCAGGCCCGCGACGGGGAGAGCCCCCGGCTCCTCGCCTTGAGCAGCGACGCCATGACGTGGGAGGCGGCATGAAGCTCTGCCCCACCTGCCAGCCGATACGCGCCCAGTGGCTCCGCCTCGACTACAACCCCCGCCACCCGACCGAATGGCCCGGCAGGCAGCAGATCCTCGACGCCCGCACCAGCCACGCCGAACGCCGCACCGACTGGCAGCGCAAGACCACACAGCAGGTCGCCGACATCGAGAACCGGTGCGCCCGCCAGCACCTCACCCAGCGACTCCTCCAAGTCGCCTGAGACCGCTCGGGCCGGCCGTGCCACGACCGGCCGGCCCGAGCGCCCAACCACCCAGCATCCCATCCCAGGAAGGAACCCCATGTCCTACCCGCAGCTGCTCACCGCCGAGGAGAAGCTCGCCGACGCGAAGCGCGACCTGACCATCCCCGAGATCGTCGTCATCTGCGGCAGCACCCGCTTCATGGACCAGATGGCCGCCGCCGACCGCGAGCTCACGTTCGCCGGCCACATCGTCGTCAAGCCCGGCTGCGACATGAAGACCCCGCACCGCCTGTGGGCCGACGAGCAGATCGCGGAGCGCGGCAAGGCCCGGCTCGACGGACTGCACCGGGCGAAGATCCGCCTCGCCGACCGGGTCCTCGTTGTCGGCGACTACATCGGCGACAGCACCAAGGCCGAGATCGCCTACGCCCGCTCACTCGGCAAGCCCATCGGCTACACCCACCC